GTTTTCGTTTAACAGTCTCAAGGGGAGCACTATCAATATCTATTCAAACGGAGCAGGAAGCAAGCGTGGGGTTCTCGTCTCCAATTCGAATCAGGCGAGCACCCGTGATTTGAATATCTATGTCGCCCAACCTCCCGATACAGATTCTGCTGGTTCGTATGTGGGAGTTGAAACTGCCGATGTAGGAAATACGGGGTCCATACAACTCCGGAGTACAACGTGTGGTGTTGTGTATCCTACTGGAGGACAAACCTATACGGCTTCAGACATTCTTCAAACGAACCCTGCGACGATTATCAACCCCACATATTTGGCCTCACCGGGAATTCAAGTAGGTCCTGGAACAGATCTAGTGACAAAATCCGCAGGTGGAAAAGGGTTCTCCACTTATGTGTATCCCACTACCATCTATTATGCACTCAGAGGAAATATTACAAGTGCAGGGTCTGGTGGATATATGTGGCCAGGGACACAATCGGTATCAGCGGGTGTATATCCCGATCTTGGCATTCCAGCAGCCTATTTCCGTGCTCAGCAACCCACGCTGATTTCAGGATTCTCTGCATCCCTAAACACTGCACCAGGTGGTACAAATACAGTTACAATGGCAATCTACTATACACCTGTAGCATCATTATTTAATACTGCTGCGACTTATACTGGATACATCAAAAACAACATGCTTACAGTTTCGACGGGTCCTTCGTATGGAAGTCTAGGGGTTGGTCAAACAGTATCTGGTCCAGGGATTGCCCTTAATACATATATTGTTTCAGGCAGTGGTTCAGTTTGGACGGTCTATCCCAGTCAACCGGGGTCAAATGAGACTCCAATTCCGATTACAAATGGATCGTATTCGGGTAGTTTTACAGGCACGATTAACAATGGAAGTGGTGGTGCTGGAACTCTACTTACAATTACATCTTCCATTACAGGTTCGGTTTCTATAGGACAATATATAGCAGGGCCAGGTGTTACAGCAGGCACTTATATCACAGCAGGAGATGGTACATCGTGGACGGTGAGTGCTTCACAAAATGTAGCAAGTACAACATTGTATAGCACTGGAATTTTAAGCACTCCCTTTTCTGTTACATTTGGAGCATCCGATACTGAAAAAACATTTTATGATGCATCTACCCGATTAAACACAGGTGATAGAATTCATTTATATATATCCTATACGAGTGGAGCTCCAGCCAATGCCGCACACGATATTACTGCACAGATTGATTTGTTTTAAAAAGGTGCCGGTTTGAAATGTTCATTGGTTTAAATATAATGGAACAAGTTCAAGACGCCTTACTTAAATTTTTTGAAAAAAGACCTTCTGCGAATATCGAAATTGAAAAAACACAGTATAAGGATATTTTAATAACAGTTACTGATAACAAAAAAGTTATTCAAATCGGAGTGTTGATTAGTAATGACGGGACGTATGATACACCAGTCATTATGAATCGTTTTATGTTTGATTTAAGAGAAGCAGACAAATTAGTCGAATCTATCTATATGGCTCTTCAAGGGAATCCAACCAAATGAGCTCCGATACCGAATCCAGCACCGGTTCGAGCAGATGCGCTCACAGATGGAGCATAGACATCCAAAATAGCAAAGGTGGCTAATGCGACCAATGCGATTTGACCAATCTCAGACAACTTCAAAGTCTTTCCTGGCAAAAGGTAGGCGGCAATTGCTACAGCCAACCCTTCAAACGCATACTTCACGATGCGGGCAATAATATCGCTAAAATCAATTCCTGGAACTGCAACTTGTTTTTGTTCGGACATTTGTAGTTTCACATAGAGAAATTATTGACCGAGAAGTAATGGGGAAAAGAATTAAAGTGCGCCTCGTAATTGATGATGAAGTAAAAGAAAAACATAATATTTCAGATGTAAAATTCTTACTTTTTACATACTTAAATTACCCAGAAGGATGGGCAAAACACGGATATTTCTTTGAACCAACGAGTTTAAAAAATGAAGATGTTCTTGTAAGATTAAGCAATCCTAAAACAATTAAAGCTATTTGTGGACTCGAAGGAAATCTTTCATGTGCCGAATTAGGAGGTAAGAAAATGTACTTGAACTCTGATCGTTGGTTTCATGGATCTAAGAAAAGTAAGCTTTCATTAGAAGATTATAGACAGTATATGGTCTCTCATGAAATGGGACATATTTTAGGATATGAACATGAAACTTGTCCATGTAAGAATTGTCCAGCACCAATTATGATGCAACAAACCAAAGGTATAGGTCAATGTTCTCCAAATATTAGGATACTATAATAATAGACAAATGAAGTTTTTAGAAGGAGTAACAACCATTTTTATTATATGTCTTTCAGTTGCGGGATATATGCTAGAAATGGAAGGCATAACACTTGGAGGTTCACAAAATCAACAAGTTGTTTTCGGTGTTCCAGCAACTTATGTTTCTATCGGAGTGATTATTAATGGTATTGTTGTATTATACCTTTTAATACTACTGTTTATGAATACTAAAAAGTTATCTTTCTTTTCAATCTTAATTGGCTTTTTATTATTGGTAATTACATTTTCGTTTGAAGTACTTATGGCTACAACGAATGTTAAATTACCGTCTTCCGTAGTCACATACGTAATGGTAACTGTGAGTTTCTTAATTAGAATGTATTATATTCTTGATTTTCATTGTTTTGGAAGCATTCTACCACAGCCAACCCCATCATTTTCAAGCGCTCCTAAAAAACCAGTACCAACTACACCTTCTATTGTAAAACAGGTAACAGAGCCTGCAAAAAAACCATGGGAAGAAATGACGAAAGAAGAAAGACAAGCTGAAAGAACAAGACAGGCAGAAGAATTTGCTAAATTATCACCTGAAAAACAAGCTGAAATATTAGCGAAACGTGCAGCTAGAAAAGCAGAAAAAGAGTCACAATAAAATTGTCGTTAAACTAACGACTTTCACAACCGACGTCATTAATAAACAAATGAGTCGCCGAGAAGTTTTACCAGTCGCCGATGAAAATGGTCCAATTGATTATCTTGAAGAGGATCCAGAGATCCCAACTCAAAGATACAGTGTGATTTCATTTTTATCTCCTGAAAAAATCATTAAACAAAAAACTGAGTTCTTCAATGAAGAGTTCATTCAATGGCTAGAATATGATTGGAAAGTGAAGGGAATGGAGAATTTCATAGCCTTTTTATCCAAGAAATACTCTTTAAAGATTGATGATCTTTTCAAGGATTTAGAAGAGTTTCGAAAGGTCCATAATGAGGAAATCAAGAAGACAGATGTTCATGAACAGTATCAAGTATTTCTGTTGAAAAATGAGAAAGAGTTAGAAAGCAAGTTCTCTGAGAAAGTTCAGTTCCGAACAAATGTTCGAGGTGTTAAAATTCGTCGAGTATTTGCTAACTTGGAGGAGACACAAGCATATGCTAAGATTTTACAACGAAGATATCCAAATGATAACATTTATATCGGAAAAGTAGGTGCTTGGTTGCCTTGGGATCCATCGGAACACTTGATGCCTGAAGTAGAGTATGCCGAGAAAGAGTTGAACGAGTTGATGAGAAAATATAAGGAAAATGAAGTCAATCGTGAAATCTTCTTTGAAGAGGAGAAGGCTGAAAAGATTCGTCTTCAAAAAGAGGAAAATGAACGAAAGCGTAAACAGGCATTAATGGATCAAGGATTAGCAGAATCAAATCAAATTAAAAATGCAATTGAATCTGCCGTTCATCCTTCAGAAGGAGGTATTAGAGATATTTAATTAGCTTTTTTCACATTAACCCAAGGACCAGCATTCTTTTTTCTAACTGCATCTGGATTAAATTCATCTGCAGCTAGCATCGTGCTTGTAAAAGGTTTATTATCGACCCATAAAGAGTCATCGCACATTTTAAACGGAGGATGAGCGCTGGCTTTATACCAAAATACCTGATCTTCTAATTTATTAGACTGAACACCGTTATAAATGACTAAACATTCATAATTCTCAGTACATTGATCCATAAACTGACAGAACATTTCAAAGGTTGGAAACATACCTGCAAAGTTTTCATAAATACGTTTACGATTTCCTATACCATTTTCACGAAGAATAAATACGAAATCAATATTTGTTCTTAAATTTGGAGTAATACCAAGAGGATACTGCATGGTAATTAAAGTAACCATATCAATATGACGGCCGTTCATGAAAACGTAACGAGTAGATTCTTCACGAATCCAAGAAGCGTCGTATAAACAATCATCTAAAATTAAAAACGCACGAGGATCTAAATTTGAATTTCCTCCTTTTGTTCTTTTTTCATGTTCACGTGTATGTTTTACTGCTAATTGTCTTTTTATAGAATTCATAACGATATCTGGTTTATACTTGTCATGAATCAACTTAGAAGGTACAATATCCTGGAAAAAAGGATTGGCGACCTCGGTTCCAGAAATGACTGTTCCAATTGGAAAACAGGCTTGAGTATGGGCTAAAATGTCCTTGACTAAAAAGGACTTTCCCGTGTCTTTTTTACCTATAAGAACTATCATCGGAGATTTGTGAGAATCGATCTGACATCGTTCTACGATTGTCTCCATATTAAACTTTTTGATATTAAAGTTCATTATTGATATTACTGCGTGAAGTTTTTAGTTATGCTTTAACCCACTTCTATAATATGGTGAAGCGTCGACAAACCACGAACAGCGAGCTTCGAACGAACTCGATTGGATTGTCTGTTCAAAAGTACACTGATTTAGCCTTTCTTAGAACAGGGGCAAAACAGTATTGGAACATTGAACATATTCAGCCATTTTTTCCATCGGTGGAAAAGTTGTTCAAAATAGAAGGGTTGGAGTCACCTACAGAATATGGACTTAAATTTCAGAATCAAATTTCTGGAGTGTTAGGAGAATCGCAAATTAGATTGAATAATGGACAGATAGTTCCAGTTCATAAAAAAATCAGTATGGTTTTAAGTCCATTCAAATGGATGCAAGGGCTTTATGGACGAACATTCGGACTTCCTTCAACTTTAGAACAGTCTACATTAGTTCATAATAAAATTCAAAATCCAAATAACTCTGCATATGTAGGATCTATAATTTCATCAGTTCTTTCTGAAAGTGGTTGTCTTCATTTTCCAAAAGTATACGGAGTCTTTACCGGACTTTCTCAACATCATACGATCAATATTTCTGATGATTACGAACATTTATGTGATAACAGTTGGTTTTCACAAAATATAGGAAAAACATTTGAAATTAAACTTTCAGAAAACGTTCAATCATGTTCTGATTTTTCACATACAAGAAAAGCAAGACTTGAAATTCAATTAGGAGAAGATATAGTATTAGAAGATGTAAAAGAACTCGATCAAGTAGAAGTTCCGGAAAATGTAGAAATTGGTGAAATCAATCAGATGTTCAAAGAAGAAGAAGATATAGAAATGGAATCCGATACTTCTTCTGTGTCTACAGGGTATGTGTTTGGAATAAAATCGTGTTCTTGTGAAGATCAAGATATGGACATTGATATAGATGAAGAGGGTACAGAAGAAGAATTTGCTTGGGCTAGTTTTGAAAATGTACCTGTTCAAATAACTTTAATGGAACAATGTACCGGAACATTTTACAATCTTTTGATGAATAATCCAGAACAAGAAAAACATCTAGCATGGTTGACCCAAATTATGTTCGCATTAGCATACGCTCAACGAAACTTCGCATTAACACATAACGATTTGCATGGAAATAATGTGATGTATGTTCCTTACGATAAAGAGTATTTATACTACAATTTTTCTGGAAACATTTACCGAGTTCCTACGTTTGGATACTTAATTAAAATAATAGATTTCGAAAGAGCTACGAGTTCAATTAAAGTTACTGGAATGAAAGAAGCAAAACAATTTATGAGCGATCATTTTTCATTAGACGAAGAAGCAGGTGGACAATATAACTTTGAACCTTTTTACACTTCAAAATTTCAAACAATTAAACCAAATCCATCGTTTGATTTAGCGAGATTATCTACTTCTTTATTTTGGGATTTGTTTCCAGAAGGACCGAATCATGAAGAATATAAATCGAATCCAATTTTTGAAATGTTAATTCGATGGACAAATTCAAGCGAAGGAGGATCGTTATTATTCGGAAAAGAAGTACCTAATCATGATAGATATCATGGATTTCATTTATATAAAGCAATTGCTCGATTCGCTAAAGACGCGATCCCACGCAAAGAAATCAGTAATTTGAAAACTTTGTATGGAATTTCAGAGATTCCTACTGGAGAAACTATATGTACAATTGAAATTTAAAAAGAAGGGACTCCTACAAACATCTCTTGAACTTCAGGAATATTAACAGTATTAGCAACTTCGCTTACAACATTGGTTACAACTTCTGGAACAGCTTCTGCAGTTGTAGCAAATACGACACCCGAAGTAATTAATCCGCCGAACAAACTTAACTTTCCTGCTTGTTCCCATGAAATAGGTTCGCCTTTTGATTTTCGTTCAAGCGCATACAGAATGAATGCAACAAGTGCTACAGCAACGGATGCGATAACAATCATCATTTTCTTATTCGCAAATCAAGTGAAAGTTTACAAATTTAGAACGAGGGTGTCTGCGACTCTGGATTCAAGTTCTTTTAAAGGATCCTCTGGTTCTGGCGCTGGTGCTGGTTCTGGCGCTGGTGCTGGTTCATGTTTATCTAAATCTTCAAATTCAATTGTTTCAACTTCGTCTGAAAATGTAAGTTTTGGTTTTTCAATTTCTTCATCTTCCTCGTCTTCGTCTTCTTCTTCGTCATCGTCTTCTTCTGGTAATCCTACCTCTGTTAATAATTTAGGAGCAGGAAGTGGTTCAGAAGTAGGTTGTTCAGGCTCAGGATCTTCTGCAAAATACTTTTTAGTAATAGCCTCCCAAGGTAAGAATGCACGAATAACTTGTTCCAAACATTCTTGAATAATGCGTTGAATATCTTGTCTATTACGTGCTTGTTGTTCGGCAGTTACACCAACGGTTTTGAAAAGGTAAGCCACTTGCCATAATTTACGAGCAGAGTGTTTGTAAAGTTCGTGAATAAATTTAGCTAAACTAGGTCTATCAAATTCTACTTTAATTTGAGAAGAAGACCCTTTGTAATGTAACGATGCGAACGATTTCATGTATGCAATAAAGACACCCATCAATAAATCATCCAAATAAGTGCATTTAGAAACCTTTTGGATTCTTTCAACTTCTGTGGATAACGTAGATTCAGACCATTCTGGAATACGCGTCAACATATTTTGAAACGTTCTTAAAATTTGGTCTAATTGATTGTTACGAATACATAAGTCTTTCGCAGAATCATAAATACTCCAAAACCCATCAGAAACTGGGTCAATAAGCAAGGAACCTAAATGTTCGCGCAAATGATTCTTAGCAATTTCAGCTTCCGTCATTTGTTACTTTTGACTCAGGATAAATGAAAGTAAACAACGCAAATCGTGAAAACGAATTCATAGACCTCTACGAAGAAATTGTATACAAATAAAATGAACAATAAAGAGATCGAAACTAAGCTTTACGCACTCGTTGAGTGCCTCGCCAATAAGTATGGATTTAATGCCTCTGAAGGATATGACTATGTTCGTTCAAAGACAGATACAGATCACGTTCTTGCATTTCTAACTCCAGAAAAAGCTCCTAAGAAGGAGACTAAGAAAGGGAAGAAATCAGAACCTGTTCCAGAACCAGCTCCTGCTCCAGTAGTAGAACAAGCGGAGGAAGAAGGTTCTCCTCTTCAAAAAGCCCGTAAGAATGTTGATTTATGGACTAAGAAGTTGGAGGCTAATAAGTTTAAGGACGAAACTGCTAAACAAAAACATATTGAAAAACTTGAAAAAGAAAAACAAAAATTACAAAAACTTGAAGCAGCAGAACCTAAACCTGTTATTCCTGAACCCGTAAAAGTTGAAGAACCTAAAAAGACAACCGAAAAGCGTATTTCACGAATGACTCCAACGTTATCTGGTCAGCTTAAGAACGCACTTGAAGAAGTCAAACTTGAGATGACGGATAAATTGAAGAAAGAGTTTGTGAAGTATGTAGATGATCTTTCTGATGATGATTTTCGGAGGACTGGCTTGGCTGATCACATGCGAGAATTCGCCAAACTTAAAGTTCCTGTTTCTCAAACAGTGGAGTTACCCAAAGAAGCAGAAGTCTCTAAAGACGTGGTGGTTGAACAACTCGATTTACCAGAATTAAGACGTATTAAGAAAGTCCTTAAAGAAACTCTTAATAAGCCAGGTGTTTATTTGAACACCGAAACTTCAAAATATGTAACTGGACCGTTGGAAGATCCTGACGAAGATTTCAGTGTTCCTTTGAAGCTTGATGGTAAAGAATATATCATAGGAGATAATACTTCTAGAGTATACGAAATGAAAGAAGAAGGAGATGTATTTGCTGGATTTTCTGGAATTGGAAAATTCTACAATTTCGATCTTTAATCCCAAAATTTAATAACACAATTAGGAAAACAATACATAAAAAAACTATAAACTCCAGGACACTCAAAGAGTGATTTTGGAACAAAAATTTCTTTTAATTCAGGTACTACTTGAGATTCACCCTTGTACTTTCTACAAAACTCAAACCAAGCATACTCAAACGTAATATCATGATAATTTCGTGGTATTTTTCGTTTATAATATGAATTATCAGAACTATCTTTGGTAAACACCAATAGTTTTTCAACTTTATTAGTTTTTAAATACGCCATAGTTAGAATACAATCCCACACCTTCTGCCAAGCAGTTACAGTCNCAAGATCATAATGAACATCATAATATGATTGATATATTTTCAATTCAATATCTACTATTTTTGATTCCATTACATGTAATACTTATGTATCATTTAAATTACGTCTGTTGAACTGAATAATCTCATCCAAAATACGATTTGAGGAAGTAACCAGAACGAGAAGAACGGAATAAAGAACGCAATTGCTCCCCAAAGATATGGAGAAATCACATAATTACCAAACTCAATAGCTGAAAAGACAGAAAGTGCTTGAAGGTAAATTCCAAAGAACCTAGCTAAATTAGTAAAAATAATTCCAATTGCAGACATAGCGTGCTGAGATGCTGGACCGGTAGGAGTAGTTAATGCTGGTGCTGAAATCTTGAACTTCTTTCCATCTTGAATAGTTTCTGAAGAAGGTGCTCCATTGATTGTATAATCGACTTTCAATGACTTTCTTTTTGATGGGTTTGGATCAGGAATTCCTACTGCACTGAACCCAACTGTAAAACTAACAGTTCCGTTACTTACATAATTTTGAACTGCATCTGTTACATCTGTCCAATTACCAGGATAGCCATACTCTGCTTTGGTAATTTGAAGCCCCGATGCTTGTGTTGCTGGAGGAGCATTTATTGAAACTACATTTCCATCTTTTTCAGAAACAGTGTTTGAAGATCCACCGTTGATGGAATATGTGATGCTGAGTGTTTTAATTTGACCAGGCGCTGGATCTTCGACATTTAAAGCATCTGGTGATACTGTAAAATTTAGTTTCCCTTGTTGGATATGCGATGTTACAGCTCTTGTAACGTTGACACTCTGAGTACCAACGCCATACGAGGCAGATGAAATAGAGATTCCACTACTCATTCTTATTATGAAGAGAACACGACATTTGCTACGCCTCCCAAAACTCGTAAAAAGTTATACGATTCAGTATATGCTCTTACATCAAACGTATATTGATAAGTTTGGGAATCTCCTTTACGTACTATGGTAACAAGTTCATCAGGACTGTATAATAATTGCCCATTCGTTCCTCTTGCTGCTGGATTTACAACCGTGGGATTTGCAGAATTTGCAGTTGATTTCAACACACATACCGTTGTAGGTGCGGCTGGTCCAGTATATGGTGGTTGAACATACGTGTTTCTTAAAATAGTTTTATTAAATTGTGACCCGTTTATTTGTCCAGAAGGTTGTTCAGTATCATGATTAATAGCAAACGAATAACTATAAATTCCAGGCAAGTCTTCTACTGTTCTACCAGTATGATGACGATAATTTTGAATTTTTGAAAAGAAGGTTGTTGTTTTTGTAGAGAATCTATCTTTACCATCCAAAATAATATTTGATTCTAAAATGATATCTCGTTGAGATACATTTGTAGACTGATTATTTCCAGACGAAAACCACGGAGTCATGTATGTCATAGTTGTAGAATCCAAAGGTGGTTTTTGAGGATCTGTCCAATTTGTATAATTATCATAATCATTCAATAGCATTCTATCATTTCGTTGTGCTACCCAAACAACACGTGTACATAAATTTCTCATCGTTAGTTCTATATCTTTCGACGCACCGTACTGTCCGTTTACTTCTTTCAAATCAATTTGAGTTATTTTAAAGGAATGATCGGTTTTCGCAATATGAACTAATTCAGCGTCAGTCAAAAAGATATAATTACATTCAATGAAAGGATTTAGTTTCCAAGTCATCAAGTTTGGATTGTAAGGAATGGTGGGATTAGATGCAAGTGGTGGACTTAAAAAGTGAGGCATTTGGAAAGTTGAAACCGAAGAATCTGGAGCAATGCGTGTTCCAAACGTAGAAGATGATGTTCGTACATCTAAGGTAGTAAATAATTGATAAATGTTTTTCAATTCTACTACTATTTCAACTTCTGAAAGTTGAAGGGCGATTAAAGGAAGAGACGAACCGACAGATTCACAAAACCAAAAATGTAAAGGAATTGTTAATGTTTTTCCAGGAATAGATGGTTCAGCTAAATTTGAATCTGAGGAAGAAATTGCATGAGGATATTGATTAATTCTATCATACGCATTTGCCGGATCGTATAAATCAGGTGTGTTTCCAACCATATCATCCACTATTTTCTTCTTATTCGCATCAAACATAGTTGCAGCATATAACTTCATCCATTCTCCAGTATGTCTTACTATTTCCTGACCGTTGATTAAAATAGCGACATAATTAATCATATTGTATCCGATATTTTTGATCCATTGGAATTCATACCCAATTGCATTTGCGTTTGGGTTTGTATGTGGATATGGTGGATTTGTTTGTGTAAAAGGAACTATCGGCGAATATATATTCGGCAAAGATATATTTAGGTAACAATCGTGTAGTAGTTGGGCGTACCGTTCTACCTTTGCTCTCAGCGTTAAACTCCCCGACGGAGGCAGATTCAGGTTTGTCGTTTTAAAATACAACTGAAAGTGTTCCATAGCGAAATCGGTATGACGTTTATAAACTGATCGAAAGTGTGTGAAGGATGGGTTTCCATTGACTAATTGGTCTTGGACACCCTTCCCCACTAGTTGCATTAATCCTCCAGTCATTCTGTTATATCTTTTACAGATTATGTGTGTATATTTCACTCGTTTAAAGAAAGCTTGTTTCTTCCAACTAAACTATCAAATGGAGCTCACGTATGTTACAATTGTTGTTTTAGCATCTATGATTTTTGTTCTTTCGGGTATGGTCGGTTACCTTTACTGGCAGCAGACTCGTATGTTGCAACATATTCAATCATTAGCCATGGTAGTATCTACCCACATTCCAAAACCAGAACCCGAGCCCGAGCCTGAAGAACCAGAAGCAGAATCTGGAGCAGACCATGAAGAGGAAGACGTAGAGGCGGAAGCAGAAGAAGACGAAGAAGATGACCGAATCACAGTAGAAGTTGTTGAAGGTCCTCCAGAAACAAAACATACTGAACCAGAAGTCAAACAAGAAGTAGATGTAGATGATCTTGAAAAGAAGACAGCTGTTCAACTTCGAGAGATGTTAACTGCAAAAGGTATTCCTTTCGGAAAACGAGATTCTAAACCCGTGCTTGTTCAACTTTTAAAAGCAACTGCTTAAACAATCAATAAATGTAAATTATAATGAAATTGGTTTCGTTTGATGTAGGGCTTAGAAATTTAGCCTTTTGCGTATTGCAAGGAACTAATCGCTCAAATCTCAAAATTCTTCATTGGGATTTGATTGATGTTATGGCAGAATCTGCAGGACATGATGAAGCGAAATGTTTCAAATGTAAAAAACCTGCTAATTGGATGAAACACGATGAATCTATGTATGCTTGTAGAGTTCATTGTCCTAAAGGTTCAAAACCGGTAACAAAAACTTCTCTGAACAAGCAAGAAATTAGTAAATTAAAAGAAACTGGATTACCGCTTGGAATTACTGGAAATACTAAAAAAGAATTGGTTGAAAAGTTATACAATTATTATGCTGAAAATGTTTGGAAACGGTGTGTGAAATCCACCAAATCAATGTCTGTAGTAGATTTAGCTGATCCAATAGCCAAGTGTTTAGAATCACGTAAAGAATTATGGAAAGATTCTGATTTAATTGCGTTTGAACAACAGCCAGATAAACGAATGCTTTGTGTCCAGGCGATGCTTCATATGTGGTTCGTATGTCAGGGATATAAATGTAAAGGTGTTTCTGCTACTCATAAATTAACAAATATGATTACGTTAGATGACCATACAAAGACCTATAAAGGACGTAAGAAGACAGGTATCATTCATGCAGCTGAACTTGTTCCAACACCTGAATTGAAATCTTATATGATGAAACATCCTAAGAAAGATGATTTAGCAGACTCTTTTTTACAAGGATTATGGGTATTGGAAAATAGTAAATAATCAAAGTGATCGAGGTCAAATTCTCGAAATATCGAATGCCTGAATTATCACTTTTTTGAAATACCTTCTTAAAACTTTTTTTAATTTAAAATTCATTTATTTTAGGATTGTAAACTGTATGTATTACGGGAATTCGAAAAGTCGAGAATTATTATATTGTAGTATATAATAAATGGAATATCCACAATATGTCAAGAAATACAAAACAAGTAAACAATGCGATTATATTTGTTATTTATGTAGCAGAACCATAGAATACGATAGCGTTGGAATAGAATATCATTTAAAATCAAATAATCATAAGAAAAGAATGGAAGAATTTTTTTGTAAAACTTGTAACATTCAATGTAAATGCCTTAGTGCATTTGAAAGACATTTGAATACAAAACATCATAAAAATGGCGGAGTATCTTTAATGAAAATTGTAAGAAAATGTGAATCATGTAATACAACATTTGATTCTAAAATAGATCAAGACAGACATAACCTTACAAAAAAACATATAAAAAATACATCTTAAAAACAAACATTGACAATAAAATGCGTAAAACTATTGTTAATTTATTATTTCACTATAAAAATGAATGTTTGTGTAATAATGTTTTATGATGATAATATAAAATCTTATTGCGATATAAATTATAATATAAACAAACTGTATTGTGAAAAACACAATTTAAAAATTATTTTATCAAATGAAAAAAAAATATACTAATAGACATTCTGCTTGGGAAAGATTACCGTTAATACTTGATAATATTTCAAAATTTGATTATTTAATTTGGATAGATGCAGATGCCTTTTTTTATAATGATGCAGGTAATATTATTGATATTATAAATAAAAATAATAATGTTAATTTTATTTTTTCAGATGATATGAGTAGTAATAATAATGTAAATACTGGGATTTTTATTGTTAAAAATAGTGAATATAGTATAAATTTTTTAAAGAAATGGGCATATGATGAAGAATTATATAACGAAAACCCATATCCTTATTGGTGGGACCAAGGTGTTTTGGTACATATGATTAATCAAAATATGTTTAATATTAGAGAAAATTCAATAAATATTGAATATGGTATATTGCAACATTTTTTTGAAAATGATAAATCAGATAACACATATACTTTTCACTTAGCTGGAAGAAAAAACGATATAAGATATACAATGTCCAAAAATTATTTTGATAAATTAAAAAACGAAATTGGTTTTATTAAAGACTAAATCATCAATACTAAAATGAATATATTCTTTCTATCAACAAATCCTGAAGATGCAGCAAAACAACACTGCGATAAACATGTAGTTAAAATGATTTTAGAAACAGCACAACTTCTATTCACATGTCATTGGATGCTCAATCCAGACGGATTACCTTCCAATGCCTATAAGAAAGTGCATGCTAATCACCCATGTGGAATTTGGGTTCGCGAAAGCTTATCTAATTACAAATGGTTATGTGAATTAGGACATTGGCTTTGTAAAGAATATACTTTTCGTTATGGAAAGATTCATAAAACAGAACAACATATTGAATGGTTGAAATCCAATCTCCCGCCTTCCTTGGCTGATATTGGACTAACACCTATTCGTCAAGCTATGCCTGATGAATACAAACACGAAAATCCTGTAAAAGCATATCAAACATACTATATTGAAAATAAACTTAAAATAAGAGGCATTGTAAGATATACTAAACGTGAACGTCCTAGGTTTCTAGAAGAAGCGGCTTAGAACTAAAATGGATTTTTTTTAAACACCAAAATACAGATTAATAAAATGAGAATTCCGGGAATACTAGAATTGAATTCTCGTATAAAATATGGACTTACTTCAAAAAATGTACCAATTTATTTATTTCGTCCATTGGACATAAAATTAGGATTATGTATAGTTGGAAGTTCGCATAAAGATACATCTGCAAATGTATTAGCGATTGTAGATGTAACCGAATTTCAAACAAAAGAATTCTTACGTGGTAATTTAGTAAAAATTATTGGAAAATGCGGGGATTACAAATCAGAAAAGGAAGCAAATTTATACAGATATTCTACTGTGAGTTGGAAAGGTTTTGACTTGGGTACTATTAAGGTACCCGAAATGGAACCTCCTACGATAGATGGATATACTTTCAACATTGATCCAATTGGATGTGAGGATATAGATGATGTGTTCACGATCGGAGAGAATGGATATTATTATATCACGATTGCAGATGTTGGATCATGGTTTGATAAGAATCCAGATCATGAATTTATTCCAAAAGCGGCAGAACTTGGACAGACATACTATACGAACGGAAATGTCGTAGCACCCCTTTTACCGTTTCAGACAGAGTGCTCGTTACTTCCAAACCAAAAACGACTTGGAGTTTCTTTAAAGTTCAAATGGGAAAACAAAGAAATTTCCGATATTTCGTTCATGAGGTGTACGATAGTAAATAACGAAACGTTTAATTATGAAAGCATTTATAACTCTCCGTTTGCATATATTGTAAAAGAGATATCTTCGTACTTAGCTGGAAGGGATTTAGTTGATTCTCATGAATGGATTGAACATTTGATGATTTTCTATAACGTAGAAGCAGCTAAAGTGCTTGTTCAGAAAAACAATGGATTGCTAAGAGTTCATGAAAAAACAAGCGAAGAAAAACTTGAAACTTACAAATCGATTCTCGGTAAAGATGCGAAATATTTGGCTTTTAAATCGGCAGAGTATTCGTGGACATACGAAAAAGGAGAAAAGACACATTGGGGTATTGGAAAAGAATATTACTGTCACGCAACGTCTCCTATAAGAAGATACGCTGATATTTTGAACCAGTTAATTATTACAGATCGATGGAATCCAGTATGGTTTATTGAAAGTTATAAACTGAACGAATCATTTGATAATTCAAAGAAATATTCAAGAGACGAATTCTTTCTGGATAAATTACTCACACATAAAGAGAATCGGTGTGTGAATGCGATTATTGTAAATGATCATAGAGTTTGGGTTCCTGATTGGAAACGATTAATAACTTATAAAAATGAAAAACAACCTGGAACATCTGGAACATTATCATATTCGCTTGATATGAACCAACCAACTTGGAAACGGAGAATGGTATTTAGATTCGAAGATATAAACTATCTGGAATAACAAAATCCTTTACAACTCTGTTTTTCATATCTTTCATTTTTTGAATCATTTCTACATCTTCACAAATCGTAGAAATATTAATCCATTCGTCGATAATATTTGAAAGTTTCAACATAGCTCTTACAAAGTTTCCCTGTTCTACTCCGTATTTCTCACACACAAATGTTTCGCCATTTATCCAATCGTGAACTACTGCCATCCAATATTCTGTGAGTTGCCAGTATTCTGGTTCATGAATGTAATTCTCAGCAATATAAATTTGGTTCGCATACCTTCTAAGAGATTCTACAATATCATCTTTTTCAATGATTTCTTCTGTATGAGGCATTTCGAGAAAACATGATAAAATTTCAGTAATTATTTCAGCGCTTTCGTTATGAATCATTTTTGATTCGTATAATTTGGACATTACTAAAGGATGTCCTTCATGTATTTCCGCAGCTAATATTCCTTTTTTAGTTAGTTTATTATTTTCTATATACCCGAACTTTTCAAGAATGTTTTTAAATAGCTCCATTTCATNGTTCTTTGAAAGAACTTCAATTTCGCGATTATATCTGAAAATTTGTTCTTTGATTTTTTTATAAATTTTATAATTTTTTTGATATTCTGCCCATTTAGGAGCCATGTGTGAATTGTTCCATCGTTGAAGTGCAGATTGAAGAATCGTTTTTCCTTTATTCGCTGCTGTTTTAAGTTGAGTTTCAATATTTTCTTTACTTTTAAGTTCTTCCATTACATCGTCAGGAATGATTGGTAATTTCCTTGCTTCTTCTTCCATCTTTTCAATAAAATACTGAATTTCAGTTAATCGTATTTCTTCTTTGAATGTTTGTTTCTCAATATTTTTTCCGGACTGAAGCATTGATAAAATATAACTGTAATCAAATTTAAGTTTTGAAGACACGCTATCGCTTTTACCAGTTAACATTTGCTTTACTTCTAATGTATCTTCAGGATGATGAATTGGTAAGTATATTACAATTCCCTTATCGTCTTTTCCTCTTCTTCCAGCTCTTCCAGCCATCTGCATATACTCTGAAGTTTTCAACATGCGCATTGATTCGTCATTCGGTTTACGAAAGGAAGTAAATACAACAGTTTTAGTAGGCATATTAATTCCTACCGCAAATGTCTCTGTAGCAAACAGAACCTTCACAAATCCTTTTGCGAATAATATTTCAATGATTTCTTTCAAAACTGGAAGAAGACCACTATGATGAAACGCTATACCTTTTTCAAGAAGAGGTATTAGAGTATTATATTGGTCCATTTTCAGTAAATCAGGGTATCTATGAAGATGAAATTTCACAATATGTTTCACATCTGCAGTTTCACTGGAAGTAAGTAACATATTATTACTTACCTTTTTCGCATACTCTTCGCAGTTTTTTCGTGAAAACACAAAGAACAATGCAGGTAAATCCATCTTATTGATCAACTTATTCATGCGATCTAAGAAAGAGTACGTTCTAACATCACGTTCAACCACGTCTTGTCCCTCTTCTCTTGCCTTTACCTTTTCTTTATGTTTACGTAATTCATCTTGTTCATTGTAATATTTTCTGACCCATTTTGAATACACTTCTTCATGAAAGTTTTCCTTAGCGTCCATAAACACATCTCCTTCTGGAGTCGTATGAACTAATGGTACGATACGGTACTTTGTAGAAAGTAAGTGGATTGGTTTGTTTTTAATTTTTCCTAACCACTCTGCAAAGAATTCAGGAGAATCAATTGTAGCTGAAAGAAGAACTAAATTAACAGACGGATTAAGTAATGTAAGACATTCTTCCCATACTTTTCCTCTATCATTGTCGTTAATGTAATGAACTTCATCGAACACAACTGCATCTAAGTTATCCAACGATAAACTAGCGGTAAGTCCGATATTTTCAGTAGCTGTTCCTTGTTTGTAAAGCAAGTTCCTCAATATTTCGGTAGTCATAATCACAATATCTGCTTGTGGCATGAATTTAATATCTCCAGTCATAATTCCAACTCTATTTCCATATATTTTTTTCAAATCATGGAATTTCTGATTTGAAAGAGACTTTATAGGAGTGGTATAAAACACTCTTTTTCCTTTATTCAAAGAATGCCAAATTTGAAATTCTCCTACTAGTGTTTTACCAGATCCTGTCTTCGCAGTCACTAATACATTTTCGTCTTTTGAAATAGCGTATATTGCATGTTTTTGAAAAGGGTCCAACGGAAATGTAAATGGTGTTTCCACTTCCGGAGGATTGGTTGATAAATCTGGTATAACTAACATTTAATTATTAATGTTCAGTATCTGAATATTAATATTTCCGTTTTGCGTTGTAGTTTTCATAACTGACTCGTAAGTTTGAAGTAAATGGGTGATATCCTTGGAGTTGATTTTTTGACAAATAATAGAGTCGCGGAGGCTACTTCCGTAGACATTAAAATGCCTGATTTAGGAGCCATAGATCTTCCAGTGTTTAACATTGACCCACCTTCCGAAGAAAAGCCTCAACTAATTCCTTCTTTGGATTCTGTAGGTCCAATGCAAACTTCTGATGGGTTTCAGAATTTGAACGCTGAGCCATTTTTAAACATCAGTCAACCTTCGAAACGTATGTCGGATGAGTATGTGATGAAAGAGAAATACGAACTTCTTAGAAAATTTGATCGTCTTGCAAAGCTCGGAGTTCCAATGAGAAAAAGGTTCACATTAGAATCACCGATTGAAGAGATGAAGATGGAGTTGGATTTTATTAAGCGCGAAAAAGATGCAGATGCTACTATTAAACAATTCTGTGACTGGTTCGTTACCGGTATGTCTGCACTTGAATGGAGTTCAACGAATGTTCCATTCATGCGAGCATTTGGATTAAATTTATCTGGTCTTTCTGAATCTGCTCAAATGAACGTCCCTGATATGGAAGAAGATTTTGAAGAGTTGTACGATTTGTATGGTGATAAGTTGAAGATGCATCCACTTGTTAAAATTCCAATTAGAACATGTATGATGGTATACATGGTTCACTTAACGAATCAAATGACTCAAAAAGCTCCAATTCCAAATATGGACCAAATTCTGAGAACTAATCCAGACATTGCTCGTCAATTAGCAAGTGCGGCAATGCAACAACAGACTCAAGGACGTACTTCTGTACCTGCACCAATGACGCCTCAGCCACAACAAGCTAATCCTCTTGCTGGTCTTTCTAATTTCATGAACAGTATGATTCCACCTCCACCACCTCAACAGACAACCGTCCGTCCTCCTCCAACTTCCGTTAAACCTGCAATCAAGTATCCTAAACCAAATCCACAACCACAAGTGGCAAAAGTAGAAGCTCCAGCTCCAGCTCCAGTTCGTGAAATGAAAGGTCCTTCTTTGAACATTGATGACTTACTTAAGAGCGTCAACTCGAATATTGAAACTACTAAAAAAGTATCCACAACTCCAAAAAGAGGACCCGGATCAACTGGTAAAAATTCAGTAACAATTAAGCTTTAACCATGTTTAGAATAGAATTGGTATGAATTTGTTCAATCATCTTATGGGTTTTCATATCAATTTTTAACTCTTTTACATAC